AAGAGAACAAAGAAAATACAATTGTCTTATATAATGGATTTTACAAATGAAAGATTACTATAAAATAGCAAGAGATATTATAGAAAATCATAAACTATACTATCTTAAATTAAATATTACTTTACCTAAAGAATCTTTAGAAGAAGTATTGGCTGTTTACAATCAAAAATTTTTTGTAAAACATAGAGGTTGGAATCATAAAGGTTGGTTATCTGCTGCATTACATTCTGTCAATGGAGATTTTTGGAAAACAATGAGTGGTAAACAATATGGTTATGAAAATGATTCTGATGAATCTATAAAATGGAATTGGACTGATGTTTGCGATTATGCTCCAAAAACAACTGAATTTTTTAAAAAAGAATTTCCCGCAAATGGTTATAGAAGATTAAGATATATGTTATTAGAACCATCTGGTTACATAGAAGAACATTGTGATGCGCCTAGTAAAGTACCTTACAATCCTAGAAAAGTAGATTCTATTTTTAGTGCATTAAATATGTGTATTACTCAACCTGACAATTGTGAATTGACTCATTTAGATAATGGTCCTGTTCCGTTTAAACCATTTGAAATATATCTTTTTAATAATGATGAAATGCATTACGCATTTAATAAATCAGATAAAAATAGATTTCATATTATAGCTCACGCTAATTATAATGATGATTTTTGTAAGTTATTTGTAGAAAGTTTTGAAAAAAATTATGAACCTATTTACAAGTGAAAATCAATCCTTAAAAGGTAATCCAAAAATAAAACCCAATACTATTGCTATTGCTGTTATTGATGATAGAGAAATAATAAAACACGACTTAGTAAGATACCTTGTAGAGACTTATACTGAAAATACATTATTTAATTTACAGAAACGTAGATGCGATATATTAGGATTTTTTAAAGAAACCAAAATAGATGATATAATAGAAACTTCATATAAACAAAACTATGAGTTATTAGTTATTATAAAAACAGGAACTTTTATTAACAGTAGTTTCTTTTTTGAAAATTTAAAAGAAATGATTAATAATAACATAGCTTTAATGGGACACGTTTTAGATTATAAAGAGTCTTATTATTTTTTACACGAACAATGTTTTTTTATAAACTTAAAGTCTTGGAAACTGTCAGGATCTCCTCAGTATTTTTCAACAGAAAACAATCTTATTAATGTAGATAGATCAATTGATAATTTCCACGATAACTATACACCAAAATGGATTAAAGTAGGAAAAGATAAAAAGAAATATGATAAGACATTACCCGGAGGTTATTTGATATCTTCTCTATTAGAAAGTGGTTATAATGTAAGTCCATTTAAACACGAAAGAGATTTAAAATTCTTTACATATCATAGTGATACTATGAAGTCTTTAATGAAGTTTATTAATTTAAGTAATACAAAATATACAGTTGGTTTTTTTTCAACTGAAACTGAAACTATTAAGAATATTGATCTAAGGGATAAAAATATAGATACAGTATTAAGTATTGCTTCTGCCTTTCACCCATTTAAATTAGTTAAGAAAACAAATATAGAAAGTACATTAAAAAATTTAATTATATATGATTACAGTCCTGTGGCTATAGATGTATATAAAAATATGTTACACGTTTGGGATGGCAAGAACTATTTAAGTTTATTAAAAAACACAAAAACTTTTGAATTTAAAGCAGGTCATAATGAAGTACTATCTGAAAAAAGTTTTATAGAAATGATAGAATTATGTAATGGTAATTCAAATTGGATTGAATATTTTAATCATATTTGTAAATTAAATAAAGATTTTTTAACTGGTAACTTAATATCGGAAACTTTTCATAAAAAAATTACTAATAAATTAGAAAAAGATAATATCTGTTTATTTAATGTAAGTAACATATTTACATATGAAACCGAAACGTTTTGGATAGATATATTTCAACGATATTTTTCTTTTTTCAATTTATATATGTTAATGAAACACAACACTAAGACGACTTACTTTTTAGGTTCATTATTTAATTTTGACAGTTTAATATCTACGAATGATTTTACACTTGAAGATTTTATTATAAAATCTAAAGAATTAGCAATAACTCCTTGGCAAAAAGAAAGATTAAAAGACTTTGAAAGTTCTTTAATTAAAAGATATGAAGATATTAGCAATAAGAATAGGTAATAAGTACGGACCAGAGTACGAAACCTACTTAGAAAAAAAATTACCAGAATATGAATTTATATGGTTAAGAAAAGCATATGATAGTAGAGTACTATTACAGTGGAATAAAATGTATGGTATGGCTTTAGATATTGATGAGCCTATCTGTGTTATAGACATTGATATATTATTGATTAATGAATATAAAAAACTATTTGAGTATCCTATTAATCGTGGAGAATTTTTAGCAATCCCTGGTTGGTGGAGAGATACTAAAAAAGAAGGATATAAAATTAATGGTGGGTTTTTTAAATACTATCCAAAAGATTGTAAATATATCTATGATAAGTTTATGTCAAATATCGATTACTGGCAGAATTATTATATTAAAAAGGGTGTTACCGCTGGTCCTGTAAATGGAGAACAATATTTTGTTGAAGATAGTGTTAAAGAAAAATTAACTTTAAAAACTATACCAAATTCTTGGGTTACACGTTGGGTGTCGAATGATATTATTGTAAGTTCTGAGGATAATAAAGAGTGGCAAACAAAGTTAACAACAAAATATAAAACACTAACAGGTAATCAATACATATACTTAGGTGGTGAATTTCACAATGATATAAAAATGGTTCATTTTACTCACGCCATAAATAAACCTACTGAATGGAAAGAATACGCAAAATTTAATGACTGATAAAAAACAATTTAGTTCATTTAAAAATATAGAAAAAAATTTTGTTAATGAAACAGGTATTGAATGGTTTTGTCCTGAACCCTATGGTAATATTTACACTGAAACAACTGGAGAATATAAAGCATGCTGTTCTGGTGCAGATTTTTATGATGTTAAAACTGATACACATACTCCTATTGAGGCAATGAATTGTAGTAAGGCAAAAGAATTAAGAAAAGCTTTTGTTACTAAAGATAAAAAAATATTAAACGAACATTGTCAAATGTGTATTGTACAAGAGAAAAGTGGTATAAAAAGTTCTAGGCAATATTCAATGGAACACTATGTTGATAATAAAAATGCTTTTGATAGTGTAGTAAAATTGACAAAACAAGTAAAAGAAAATCCTAAAACAGATATTAAGCCAGAGTTTTTTCATACAATGGAGCATTTGGCTGGAGGAGGTAATTTTTGTAACTTAAAATGTTTAATGTGTCACCCTTATAAAAGTTCTTCTTTTGCAAGTGAGGCTTTAGAATTGGGAGAAGATATAAGTGTTTTTAACGTAACTAAACCTTTAATAAAACCTCCAACTAATAAAAAAGTAAATGATGAAATACAAGGTTACATATTAGAAAGGTTAGATGAAATAAAATTTACTGGTGGTGAACCATTAATGATACCTTACAATTATGAATTGTTACAAAAAGCTGTAGATTTAAAAACATCTTACAAACAAAATTTAAGAATTATTACTAATGGTACAAATATTCCTAAAATGAAAGGTAAAGATATTTTTGATTATATACCTCATTTTAAATATGTTACATTTAATATTTCTATAGAAGCTTGGGGAGTGAGAAATAATTATATAAGATATCCTAGTGACTTTAATCAAATTTTAGATAATGCAAATAAATTAGTAAATACTTTTTCTAACGTTAGTGTTTCTTTTGTATCTACGATCAATTCTCTAAACATAGGTTATGTAGATGATTTTTTTAGATATCCACCGTTAGTTAATAAAAAATTTAGACAACCTGTTATGTCCTCTTACGTATTGAAATGGGAAGATTTTAAAACTGACTCATATCACGGTATGAATATATCTTCTTTACCTTATGATATTAGAGAAAAATATTTAAATAGATACTATACATTAGAATCTGATGTTGCTATAAAAATGAGACCATATATAAAAATATTAGAAAATAGAGATCATAATATGGACGATACTAAAATCTTAATTAGTAGATTGAAAAAACGAGACAAGTTAAGAAATACAAATCTTTTAGAAATGTGGCCAGAGTGGGAAAAGTACTATGTATGAAATTAAAGAATTTAACGAACATTTAAATTTAAATTTTTTTTATAATAAATGTAACGAAAAAAAGTTTTATAATAACAGTTCTAAAGAGAAGTTATATGATTCATTAAAAAATGAAAAAGAATTTAAATTGTGGATATTGTATTACAATAACAACCCTGTTGGTAGTACTGCTGTTCATAGTTTTGATGATGTAATGGGTACAAGTAGTTATAGAATATGTGCAAGAACTTGTGTACTTAGCGAAGAAACACATTTACATAATATAAGAACTTTAAACAAAACTATTTTACAACATCAAAATATAACCTCTCAAATTTTTATACCTATTTGTTTAGAGTGGGTTAATAAAAAAGGTAATGTATATATTACTACAAGTGACAAAGATGTAGCTAGTATGAAAGGTGTACATAATGTATATGCCCCTGCATTATCTAAAAAAGGTATATTAAAGAACATAAAAGACGTTTTTTATAAAGGAACAAAACAAACTGTATGGCAACTATTTCCTGATATTTTCTTAAATAGTTTAAATAAGTATCATAAATGGGATTATAAATATATAAATTAAGGAGTGAATTATGACAATTAAAATTAATGGTAAAGATTATGATGAAACTAAATTTAGTGATAAATTAAAAAATTACATCATAGCAAGACAAGAGATACAAAACAATAAAACAAGATTAATTGTAGAACTTGAAAAAATAGACGTATTGACTGAATATTATAATAATAAGATAACAGAAGAATTAAAAATAGAAAGTTAATATTAAATGGCAGCTGTAGCAAACCTATCAATAGATCAAGGAGCAACATTTTCTTCAGATGTTACGATTAAAGGATTTGATGGAAATGTTTTTAACTTAACAGGTTACACAGCTAGAGCAAAGTTAGCCAAAGGTTATTCATCTACAAGAACAAGAACAAATATTACTTGTACTATTGCCAATGACGCCACTTCTGGCGTAATTACATTGTCTCTTACAGATGCTCAAACTGCTGCTTTAGATGCAGAAAGATATGTTTACGACTTGGAAATAGTCTCAGGTAATGGTGTAGTTACAAGAGCTTTAGAAGGTATAATAACTGTTAGACCAGAAGTTACTACCGCTTAATTATTGTATATTATAAGTTAAAATTAATATAAATATAGAGAAAAAGGTACTGAATGGCTAACATAACTGCTACTATTAATTCTAATAATACAACTAGCGCACAGATTAACTCACCGACTTCAACGGGTCCTCAAAGAGTATCAATTACTATACCTGCGGGGTCAGCAGTTGTTAATGGCCAATTACAATTAAAATTATTAGCAGATGTAGATACTGTAACAGAAGGTTTAAATGATGGCGCAATGTTACAATATAGAGCAAGCGATCAAAAATTTGTTACACGTAACGAAATAATTACTACTACAGGAAATCTTACTATGAACGGAGGAGAGTACTAATTAATGGCAACAATTTTAAGGATAAAACGTTCATCAGCTGCAGGAAAACCCGCTACACTTAAATTAGGGGAAATTGCTTATGCTTATGGTACATCGCCCGGTAGTTTTCCAAAACAATTATTTTTAGGGGTAGATGGTGTTGATGGAAATGGTGATGCCCAACGTATTGCAGTAATAGGTGGAGAATTTTTTACAGCATTATTAGATCATGCACCAGGTACATTAACTGCTGGTTCAAGTATAATTGTAGATTCTAATAAAGCTATTGATTCTTTAATTATTGGTAACTCAACATCTTTAGGTGGTGAATTACAATTAAAAGAAGCTACTGATAATGGTTCTAATTATATAGGATTAAAAGCTCCTAATAATGTTGCAGTAACTAAAGTTTATACACTACCTTTATTAGATGGTACTTCTGGACAGTATTTAAAAACTGATGGTAATGGCCAATTATCTTTTGGCGTTGCAGATGAATTTGTTATAGGAAATAATACTTCTTCAGGCGGGGTATTAAAATTAAATGAAGCGACAGCTAATGGAACTAATTATGTAGGATTTCAAGCTCCTGTTGCTCTTGCTGGTAATCAAATTTGGACATTACCTGCAGTAGATGGAGCTAATGAAGAATATTTAAAGACAGATGGTGCAGGTAATTTATCTTTTGGTATAGCAAACAATATAAATGTAGGTAATAGTTCTTCTGTAACTGGTAGTATTAGATTTAGAGAACTTACTACTAACGGAACAAATTATGTAGAATTAAGAGCTCCAAATGCACTTGCAGGTAATAGAGTATTTACTTTACCTTCAACAGACGGAACTGCTGGTCAATATTTAAAAACTGACGGTTCAGGTAATTTAGCTTTTCAAACAGTTGATACTACACTTGAAATATCCACTGATTCTGGTTCAGGATCTTTTGAAACAAATCAAACATTAACAATTGCCGGCGGTACAGCATTAGATTCATCTTTTGATGATACAACAAATACAATTACAATTAATGTAACTAATAGTTCAATTGGTACAACTCAATTAACTGATGCTGGTGTTACAAATGCAAAATTACAATATCCTTCAGTCTTTATAGGTGCCCAAACAATTACATTGGGTGCTGCAGCAACAACGGACCTTTCAGGAATTACTTCGTTAGTTGTAGATGATCTTACACTTAATGGTCAAACAATTTCAACAACTTCTTCAAACAAAGATATAGTTTTAACACCTCACGGAACAGGTACAGTCGTAGTTCCAGCAGGATATAAAGACAGAGCAGGATTTACTGATGATTCTTTAACAACAAAACAATATGTTGATTCTGTTGCTTCAGGATTAAATGTAAAAGATTCTGTTAGAGCTGCTTCTACAACAAATTTAGTTGCAACATATTCTAATGGAACATTAGGTGTAGGTGCAACATTAACATCTAATTCAAGTGGAAGAATTGTTTTAGATGATATTCTTGTTCCTTTAAATAGTAGAGTTTTAATTAAAGATCAAACTACACAAGCGCATAATGGTATATATAAAGTAACTGTAATTGGTAACAGTTCAACACCTTGGGTTTTAACAAGAGATGTAGAAGCTGATACATCAGCAGAATTAACTGGCGGTTCTTTTGTATTCGTTGAAGAAGGAACAATTGGTGCTGATAATGGTTACGTATTTACTCATACAGGTGCTCCAACAATAGGTAGTACTGCATTACCAGTTTCTCAATTTTCTGGTGCAGGACAAATTACAGCTGGAGCAGCGTTATCTAAAATTGGTAATCAATTAGATGTAAATGTAGATAATAGTTCTATAGAAGTAAATGCTGATTCTTTAAGAATTAAAGCGTTAGGTGTAACAAATAGTATGTTAGCTGGTTCTATTGCAAATAGTAAATTAGCTTATCCTACAATTACAATATCAGACGAAAGTTCTACACAAGGCTCTATATCTTTAGGTCAAAATTTTGAAATTTTGGCAGGAGAAGGTATAGATACACAAATTAATGGAAACATATTAAGAATTATTGGTGAATTGGCTTCAAATTCAAATATTGGAGTTGCGTCATTTCATTTAGATAATTTTGCAGTATCATCAGGTGTTGTTACTGTATCAACAATAGACGGAGGAAGCTACTAATGGCATTTTTAACTTGGCATTTAATTGCAATACTTACAGTTATGGCTGTATCTTTTTTAATAGGATATAGCGTAGGTAAAAAAGAAGATAGAAGAAATTACAATTATATTGATAGACTAAAAAATTTATTTAAAAAATAATTAAATTATGACAACTGTAATTAAACCAAAACGTTCGGAAACCCTTAACGCCGTTCCTTTACCAGGTCAACTAGAAGTAGGAGAGTTGGCAATTAATATAACGGATGGTAAACTATTTACAAAAAAAACTGATGGTACTATAAAAGAATTAGGAGGTGCCGGTGCAGTTAGTTTACAAGCGGCTACAAACTCTGGTAATATTACAACTAATGATATAGTATTGAATGGATCTAATTTAGTTTTTGAAGGAAGTATTAATGATGCTTTTGAAACGACTTTAACTGTAGAAAATCCTACACAAGATAGAACAATAACAATACCAAATCAAAGTGGGGCATTAGCAATGGATGGAGATGCGTTAGCATACTCTATAGTTTTTGGATCATAGGATAAAAAATGGCAAGCGCATTTAAAAGTAAAGCTGCAGTTTTAGGAACAGTTAATAGTTCAGCGGCAACTATATATACTTGTCCAGCAGGTACAAAGGCAGTTATACACGCAGTTTATATATCTAATACTAATGAAAGTTTAGATATTAATGCTAGTATAACAATAACTGTTGATGCTGTATCTTATTTTTATTATTTGGGTAAAGATTTAAACGTGGTTTCCGGAAATACACTAGTATTAGATAAACCAATAAACATGCAACAAAATGACAGATTGCGTGTATGGTGTGATGTTTCTGGAGGTAATGTTTTTTTAAGTATTTTAGAAATAACATAAAAGGTTTTATAAATAGTAAGAAAGATTTTAAATGGCATATCTAGTATCAACACAACCTGATATCGGCGGTTATAGTAGAACTGCTGCCGTACATACATTAAGAAAAGATGATACTGGGATTTTATATTATACTAAAGTAAAGTTTTTTGGTGATAGTGGTACAATAAATTTATCAAATGGACAAGGATTTCCTTATTCAGTTGAACAAGTTGAAACTGGATTAGCAACTGATGAACAAACATTACATAATACAATTCCACTATTAACTGATGAAGGAACTACTGTAAGAGATTATAATTATCTACATAGAAATTATGATCAAATAAAAGTAGATCAAAAAAAAGTAACTTATTATGTTAACGAGATTGGATTTTTAGTTGCAAGATATGATGCAAACTATTCATATTCGGCAACACAAAATGGCGCAACAGCAAACTGGATTGCACCATAAACAAAAAGAGAGATAGATGGCAGATTTTATTTTAGGTCGTATTAAGTTTCACTTTGTTGGTGATTGGACTACAGCATATTCATACATAAAAGATGATGTTGTAAGATTTGGTGGTAACGCTTATGTTTGTAAAGTTAATCACACGTCTGCTGCAAATTTTTATACAGATTTAAATTTTGCTACACCAAGATGGGCAAAAATGACAGCAGGTACCGAGTTCAAAGGTAACTGGACTGCAACAACAGTTTATAAACTTGACGACATTGTTAAATGGGGTGCTTACATATATATTTGTAACACTCCTCACACATCTCAAGCTAACTTATATCAAGATGAAGCTAAATGGACAATATACAATACAGGTTTTGATTGGAAAGGTAATTTCGCTAATGGTACTGCATACAAATTAAATGATGTTGTAAAATATGGACCTTCTTTATATATTTGTACAGACGATCATACTTCATCAGGTTCTGTAATTAATTTAACAAAATTTACTTTATTTGTTCCAGGATTAGAATTTGAAGATACTTGGAATGCAGGAACATCATATCAACCAGGAGATATTGTATCTTACGGTGGTTATGTATATACAGCAATTTTATCAAATACTGGTGTTGTACCTTATGCAAATACAGCAACTTGGGAAGTATTTACAACAGGATTTAAATTAGAAGGTATATTTAATCCAGCTACATTTTATAAAGTAGGAAGCGTAGTTAAATTTGGTGGTGGCGTATTTGTTGCAATACAAAATACTACAGGCAATTCACCAGATCCTACATTTGGTGGTGGAACTTATTGGGAACAAATACAAGATGGTATGAACTGGAGAGATATTTGGACATTAGCTAGTGACTATTTACCAGGAGATGCAGTATCATATGGTTCATCATCATATAGAGCAAAAGTTTCTCACACAGCTTCAAATGGTTCTGATAGACCAGATAATGATGTAACAGGATTATTTTGGGATTTAATTGCAGAAGGAGATTCAAATTTTGCATTAACTACTAGAGGAGATTTACTAACACGTAATGCTTCTATCAATACAAGATTGCCTATAGGTGGTGCAGGAACTTTCTTAAAAAGTGATGGAACAGATCCTGTATGGACGCATAGAACAGGAACGACAAACGTATTATGGGTTGCACCTCACGGTACAGACGACACTGCAACTGGAAGAGGTTTATCTGAAGATAGACCATATTTAACAATTAGATATGCTGCGACAAGAGCATTAGCACTTGGAGGCACAGGAACAATTCACGTAAAAACTGGACAATACAATGAATTATGTCCTATAAGAGTTCCAGCTAATTGGTGTATACTGGGAGAAGAAATAAGAGGTACAAGAATATCACCTAATACTTCACAAAATTTAGGTTATGGTGTAGGTATATCTGCAGACGGTTCTACACCTAATAATAGATCAAAAATGTTCTTAATGAATAATGGAACAGGATTAAGAAACTGTACATTAACAGGTATGACAGGAGTATTTAACTCTGCTGATGCTTATGGAACAGTTACAGTTAACGGAGGTCAATATGTATCTTTCGATCCTGCTGGAGCAATTACATCTAAGTCTCCATATATTCAAGGTGTTTCAACATTTGGTACAAGATGTGTAGGATTAAGACTAGATGGTAGTTTACAAGCATCTGGTTATAAAACTATGGTTGCTAATGACTTCACACAAATATTAGATGAAGGTATTGGTATATGGGCAAGTGATAATGCTAGAGCTGAATTAGTTTCTGTATTTACATATTACAATAAAATAGGTTATCTTGCACAGTCTGGTGCAGTTTTACGTGCTACTAATGGTAATAACTCTTATGGAGATTACGGTAGCGTAGCTTCAGGATTTGATGCAACAGAAACTCCTTATACTGCAACAGTTAATAATAGAGATAATGAAGCACAAGTAGGAAGAACATTAATATCAAACGGAGCAGTTTCTCGTTTAGAATTTGAATACGCAGGACAAAATTACACAACTGCTTCATACACATTTTCAGGAACAGGTTCTGGTGCATCTGTATCAGGTACAACATTTGCTAATAACGGAGTCAAATATATTGATGTTGTTACGGGTGGAGCAAATCACAGAATAGCATCAAGTTTTGCTCAAACGGGAAATACTACACAAATTACACTTACTGCATCTGATACTGCTAATACAAATAGTTACAATGGTATGAGAATTAATATTGTAGATGGAACAGGCGCAGGACAGACAGGTATAATTTCAACATTTAATGCTGGTACAAAAATTGCAACTATAGTTAACGAAGCAGGTAGTCCTGGTTGGGATACTTGGACAGGTGCTTCAGTTGTTGCTACTTTAGATACAACAACAAAATACGAAATAGAACCTAGAGTTAGAATTGTTGGTGGTGGTCCTACAAATACTGCAAAAGCTAGAGCTGTAGTAGAAGGTGGAGCTATAGTAAAAATATATATTTTAGATTCTGGTTCAGGGTATGTATCAACTCCAAGTGTTGTGATTACAGATCCAAATGCAACTGTTTTAGGAACTGGACAAGTAAGTTTAGGTTCAGGTGTTATTAGAACTGTTGCTTTCTCATCAGGAGGAAGTGGATACGAACAATTATCAGCTGATACAACAGTTGCTGGTGATGGTTATGCTGAAATTAAACCTTTAGGTTCAACTGTAAAAATTGCAGGATTATCACAAGCGCCTAGACCTGGTGCTTCTTTTCAGTTTGCTGGTGATTCTATTACAAATTATTTTGTTGTTTCTGTAGGAAATTATGTACCTAATTCCGTAGGTGGTGGTGGTGGAACAGCTCAATTAAGTGTATCTCCTTCAATTGTAAAATCTGTTTCTCCTAATCACGGTGTTACTGTTACATTTAGAGAAAGATATTCAAACATCAGATTAACGGGTCACGATTTTTTAAATATAGGAACAGGCGGATTTGCTAGTACAAATTATCCAGGAATTCCAGCTATTGCTCCTGATCAAACTAAAGAAGTTGATGAAAGAAATTTAGGTAGAGTATTCTATACAAGTACAGACCAAGATGGTAATTTTAGAGTTGGTAGTTTATTCAGAATTGAACAGGCAACAGGTATTGCAACTTTAAATGCTGAAGCTTTTGATTTAACAGGATTATCTGAAATTGCTTTAATACCTATTTCAGGATTTTCAAGTGTAATTGAAGAATTTTCTTCAGATGGTACATTAGTTGCTAATTCAAATAATAAATTACCTACACAACAAGCTGTTAAAACTTATATTGACACACAACTTGGAGGCGGAGGTAACGATTTAGTTGTTAACAGTGCAAGAGCAGGACAAGTTAGAATTACAGGTTCAACAATAGAAACTTTTGATGGTGGTTCTGCTCCATTAAATTTATCAATACAATGTCAAGGTACTGGAATAATTACATTTAATGATCAAACTCAAATTGGTATAGTTCCAAGTGCAAATAATGACATTACAAATAAAGCTTATGTTGATGATAATATTACTGAATCATTACAAACTTTAACAATTACAGCTAATAATGAAATTCAATCAGCAAAAATAACAAACTACAACAGTGGTGCACAAAATGTTGTAATAGAAAATTACGATACTTCTTCTTTAATTAGTAAAAACACATCTATGAGTGTAAACGCTAATGGAAGACTTATTATAACATTACCTCTATAGTTTATGAATATAAATACTAATACAAAAGGATATATATTATAATGGCAATTACAACTTCAATTTTAGGAAATTTACAATTTAGATATAGAGGTACTTACAGTGGTGCCACAGCGTACATAATTGATGATGTTGTAGATTTTAATGGTACAGAATATGTTTGTACTCAAAATACAACTGGTAATTCGCCTACAGCAAATCCTGAAATAAAAGCCAGAGTTACTGTATCAGGTGGTGTATTTTTTATAAATGGTACAACAAATCCTGTTTTAAATCAAAAAAGAGGAGAAAAAATTATATTTGATCAAGATGATGCAACAAATGCCAATCACGTATTACAATTTGCTACAACAAGTACATCTCAAACATCAAATTACTATACAACAAACGTATCTTATTTTTTAAATAATGTAAACGTAACTGAAACTGCATATAGAAATACTACGACTTTTAATTCTGCATTAAGAAGAAGAATTGAAATAACATTAGATAGTACTGCTCCAAACACTCTTTGGTATTTTTCAAATGCTGGTGGTGCAAGTTATGGTAATTCAATTGCAATTACAAACGTACTTTATTGGAAACCATTAAGATATGCTTTTAATTTTAGAGGAAATCATAATAATACATCAACACTATATAGAGTTGGTGATGTTGTAAGAGTAGTTCCTAGAGTTAATAATAATAATCAAACATATATGCCAGGTCAATTTGTTGATTCTGAAGCATTTTATATTTGTACTGAAGAACATACATCAGGAGGAACAGATACATCTTTACCTCAAAACAATACAAATACAAACAAAATTAATAACAAATGGAATTTATTAGAATCAGAATATGATTATGATGATAATTCATTTACTGTTAGAGGAGATATTTTAACTGTAACAACATCTACAGCAGCAAATGCTTTAAGAACTGCTGGTACATATATGGGAGTTCAAGGAACAGCATCAGGCTCTCCAACAGATCCAGCGTTATTTGATATAATAGTTGCACCAACTACTGGAGCAATTTCTTTAGTATCTGTAAGTTGGGGTGGATTAGGATATGCAGAAGGTGGTACAGTAACTATTAGTGATGCCAATTTAGGAGGAGGTGGCGCACCTAACGTGGTATTAAACATTACATCAGTAGGAAAATATGTAAGAGGTCAAAATGCTATGTTTACAGGAAATCATAGAGACTGTATTGCATTAGCTAATAGAGATGGTGTTATAGGACAAAATGAAAGATGGTATAGAAAATATGGACATCACAATGGAAAGAACGTTGTTGATTGGCCTTGTTTTATTGATGGTTCAGGAAATGTAAAAAGTTGGGGTTCTACTTCAACAGGTCAAAATGGAGTTATAAGTGCACAAAGAGTTGCAACAGGTATGACTTTTACTTTCCACGATTGGTACAGAAGTACCGATAATGGTGGTACAGGTATACATACAACACCAGATGGACAAGTTCCAAAATGTATTCAATTAGAAGCTGGTTACAGCAGTGGTATGGCTTTATTTAACAATGGAGAAGTTTATCATTGGGGTTATGGTGGTCACGGTCAATCAGGAGATTCTTCAACATCAGATAGAGCATTTCCTGTACGTGTAGGTGGTTCATACGGTAACGTATTTACTGCACTTAATACATCAAACCATACTTGGTTAAATACTAAAATTGTAAAAATTTGGATTTCAAATAAATATTCTGACGATACATCTACTCACACTTGTTATGCTTTAGATGATACGGGTGGATTATGGGCTTGGGGTTATAACGGTTATGGTCAAATAGGTGATAACAGTACAACAAATAGAAGTCAACCTACATTAATTAATAAAGCTTCATATTTTAATGGAAATAATATTGTAGCTTTTTGGACTGCTGGTGGCGCATATGTACATTGTATGGCATTAGATAATGCAAATAGATTATATGCTTGGGGTTATAACGGTTATGGTCAATTAGGACTTAATGATACTACACAAAGAACCGTTCCTGTAGAAATTACATCTCCAGTGTTTACTGATGCTGGTGTTGGAAAAATTGCAAAAGTTTTAAAAGATGACCACGGTTCATATGGTAGAACAGCAATTTTAACAGACAAAGGTAGAGTATTTGCTTGTGGTTATAATGGTTATGGTTGGATGGGAAATAACAATACAACACAATTAAACTCATTAACTCAAATTGGTTCTGGCGTAGGTTCAGCTTCCAATCAAACTTGCGTAAATATGTGGTTTACAGGAAATGGTCAATACCATTCAATGTTTACTCAAGGTTTAAATGGAACAATTTCTGCTTATGGTAGAAATAATAATTATCAATTAGGTGATACTACATCTACTGATAGATCAGTTGCAGTAACTCCTAACTGGAGAATTAAAGGTACAAACTACCCATTAAGAGATGTTAAATGTATATTAGGACATTCATCTAGTGATTACCACCGAACACACGTATTAACTAATTCTGGTTGGTTATTTTTTAGTGGAAGAAATAATTATGGTTGTTCTTCTATGGGATTCTCATCAACTTATGTAAATGATAGATCTAATCCTAACGGTATAGAAGAAAATACATCAGCAGTATTTCAAATACCTAGAATGATGAATGATATGCAAGGAAATATAGAAGAAGTACAGTCATTTGGATATGGTACATCAAACGTTTATTTTTGTTCTGAAGTAAAAACAAAAGATAATAGATATATGAGAGTTGGTTACTCTGGTTCACAAATGAGTGGTCACCACAGCAACCCTTCCGAAACACAATTTCAACCACCACAGATAGGATAAATAAAATATGGCAACTATAGATGTAGGACGTATAAAATTATCACTTCAAGGTGATTGGAGTAATTCAACAGTTTATACTGTTGGAGATATGGTTTTATTTAAAAATAAAATATGGATTTTAAAAAGAGCCTACACTCCTAACAATTCTACAAATTATGCTCCAGGTACTAAATCTATGGGGCACCAAGAATTTATTTCTAAAGAAGATTTATTAACACGTACAAGTGTTGGAGATTACGATTTATTTGCTGCTACTCAAAATTTAGGACCAGGAAATACTAATGAAGAAATTGGAGTAAATGATGAATATTTAACTATTAATGACGATCCGAGATTTGCATATAACTATAGACAATTTAAAAATACATATTCTGTAAAAGTTACTGGAACTACACCTAACTTTAAATTTGTAATAGATGGAGTTACTGCTAACATAGGATCTGCTTTACAATTATTAGAAGGTGAAACTTACGCTTTTGAACAACACGATCAAACGAATTATCTAATGCCTTTAAGCTTTAGTTTAGCAGCAGAACCATCAGCAGTAAGTATGTATGCTGCAGGTAATGTAAAATATTTTTTAAATAATACTGAAGTAACAGAAACATTTTATAGAACACAATTTGCAACTGATGCTCCTTTTAGAAGATATGCACATAGACGTGTAGAATTAACAGTTCCAATTGGAAGTACAATTATATATCCATTTAATAATACTTACACTGCTTCTTATAACGGAACAGGAATTTCTGTAACTAAGTCTTGGGAAGGTTATTTGTATTGGGACGAAGTACAAACAACTTTAAGATATAGAGGAGAGTGGAGTTCCAATATTCAATATTATCATAATGATATAGTAACATTAAAAACTTTTCCTACACATAAATTATTTGCTACTCCAAGTCCTAATAGATTATTAACTATGGGTCCAGAATTATATAGATGTTTAGTTGATAATATAGATTGCGCTCCTGTTGAAGGAACAATGGAAAAAACTAGATCACCATTAATGACAGCAGCAACAACAACATCAGGAAGATTATCTAGTAACGTAAATAGCAGACAAACAAAATGGGAAACTTTTTCAGGAGATACAGATAATCAAGCAGCTGCTTGGTTCCCTAATCAAGGTCCTATAGCTTGGCCATATAAACATCATACTTGTAACGGTGCAAACGTTTATAGATTAATTAAATACATTGACAAAAATGGAACAGTATGGGTAAGAGGTGGAGGTTCTGATGGAGATACAGCAAACGGAGATGGTAACGTAATTTCTTTTTTTAATGAAATTTGTTTTAAATTTAGAGAGTGGGACGATTCAGAAGATAGAAATAGAGGCGGATTTCAGGAACGCAGAGGAACAAAATATACAAGACACGGAAACGTTCCTAAATGTATTCAAATAGAACAAGGATATGGACACACTTTATACTTATTTGATAATGGAGAAGTAAAACATTCAGGATACGGAGGACACGGACAAAGTGGAACAGGTAACTATAATAGTTATAACCAGCCTACAAACATAAATGGTTTAGAGCACGTAAGAATAATAAAAGTTGCTTTAAATATAACACAAGAAGATACAGCTCATACTTGTATGGCGTTATCTGAAGATGGTGACGTATATACTTGGGGTTATAATGGTTATGGTCAACTTGGTTTTGGTAGAACAGAAAACTGGGCTTCTGCTAGAAAAATACCTAGAGAATATTTTGGTAACAGAAAAATTATTGATATAGCTATAAGCGGTAATTCTGAAGCTGCTTGTTTTGCTAGAACTTCTGATGATAATATTTATGCTTGGGGTAGAAATAACAGCGGTTGGCTTGGAACAAACGATACAACAGATAGATATAGACCAAATTTAATGCAAGGTTGGAACCCATCTGCAAATGGTGGAATTAGAGTGTTTCAAGTTGCTGGTTACGGTAGCAATGGTGTTGCATATATTTTAGATGGTAATGGTTTTATTTGGAGTTGTGGTTATGGTGGTATGGGAAATAGATTTTCTGCTAACACTTCTAACGTAAACGTGTTTACACAAGCAACTGGTACACCAGGTGGTGATATAGTTGATATCTGGGCTGTACATTGGAATTCTTATCATAGTACGTTTGCTAGACTTAAAAACGGAACTACTTATTTTGCAGGAGCTTCACGTTCATACTATGTAGGTGCAACTAACGGTACGGGTGATGTTACTACACCAGTATTATTAAATGCTAAAATGAACAATTTAAAAGAAGTACATATTTTAGGTACTTACAGTGATGTTGCAACAGCTTATTATTTACTTGATAATGGTAAAATGCTAACACAGGGTTATGATAGTTATAATAGTTGTCCAAATCCTTTTGCAGGCAGTAACTATAATGGAGAAGATGGAACATATTTACCGTATCACGCATATGTACCTGCAGGAAGTAGAATTACATCAATATGTGGACAAGGTATATGGCAATCAACAAACTATTTTGGTAATATAAGTTTTGTAGGAACTGAAAATGGGCAATTATATAGTTGGGGATATAGTGGTAACTATGTTCACGGTACTAATGATTGGAATAACGGTGGAGATAACGGCGGAATTATGACCCAAGGCGGTCAGGGAAGATAATAAATAACAATAGGATAATTTATGGCAAATCAAATATTTCAACTTAAAAACATATCAATCGGTGATGATTATATTCACCCTAGCTTAAAAGAAGGAAAAACTGTTTACAATGTACAATACTTACATTCAAATAGTACTCACGCATTTTTTTCTTTTAATCCAGAAGATATAACTATAAAAACTGATGGAATTAATTTAAGTAAATATGATGTAAAAATATTAGATAAAACTGACGAAGATACTGCAAAAGTATTAAGTTTTATAAAATCTAATTCATCATATATTAAACTTAAAATTGCAGATATTGAAGCTAAAATATCAGGCAAATATTCACTAGTAACTTTATTTTCTAAACTTGCGGCTAATGATTCAACTGTGAAATCAGAATTAGTAGCAAACGAACAAGAAAAAGCAGATTTTATTACAGGATTAGGATTTTAAATATAAAAAATGTCAACTATAGATATATCAAAAGTAAAATTAAAGTGGAAGGGTAAGTGGAGAGCACGACAACAATATTTTAAAAATGATATTGTTCAGTGGATGGGAAAATCTTTTAAATGTATAAAAGATACTCCTGTTGAATTTGTTATTAGATCTAGTTCTAAAGTATCTACTGGTAACTTTTCTTTTGATCCTCCTCATCTTGTAAGAAGAAGTTATAGACCAGAAAATCCTAAGTATTGGTCTTTATTTGTTAGAGGAACTGACAGAATTAAATTATGGAATTGGTTGAAACAATATTTTCCAGGAGAAATGGTACGAGTTAAAGGTGAAGTATTTTTATGTACTAATACAACTAGATATAAAAATACATATGTAACTGAATCGAATTATTGGACTAAAATTTATCAATCTCCTAAAACTGCAAAATATAGACACGAGTCAATAATGTTTTGTAACCGTGCTCCATTAGGTTGGAAATATAATATGGGAGAAAATCAGTGGGGTGGTGGTGATATGAGTTATAACACTACTGTTATTAACACTGATGGTACTTCAATGTGTATCGGTGGATCAGATTCTACAAGCAAAAATGGTAGAGGCGCAGATGGTGTTGGTGGTTCAACTCAAATGGGAAAACATCAATATACAAATTTTACTTTCGTTGATTGGTTAACATCAACTGATCAATCTTCTTGGCAAACACAAGACAACACTGGAAAATTAACTACTCCAGATGGTAAATGTCCTAAAGTAATTCAAATTGCTACAGGTTCTGATACAACTCTTTGGTTAATGAATAATGGTGAAGTATATTCAGCAGGATTTAATACTCAAGGTCAATTAGGTATTTCTAATACAACAAATTACGCTTATACAAATAGAGTTACAGCAACTGATACTACTGATTGGAATGGAAACAATATACCAAATACTTTTAACCAAACAAAAATTGTAAAAGTTGGTATTACAAATCAAATGCAAACATCAAGTACTTCTTCTTGTTTTGCATTAGGAGAAGATGGTTCTGTTTGGGTATGGGGATATAATAACGTAGGTCAATTAGGATTAGGTAACCCTGGAGTAAACAACTCAGCTGATGCAAGTGGTTTTTATACATCAAATCAAACAAGACCTAGAAGAATATGCCAAGATTTATTTGATGGAAAATTTATTGTTGATATGTGGTGTAATGGTTCTGGTTCGGAAGATTTTGGGCACTTGATGAAGAAGGTAAATTATGGGCTTGGGGTTATAACCAATATGGAGAATTAGGAGTTGGACATAGAGATGGTACTTACTATGTTTACCATCCAATGCCAGTTACAGTAGATTTTAAACAGTATGGTGGCGTTAAGAAATTTATGACAACTTGTAATGACGCAGGTGTTACAACGACTTATGTTTTAGATCACGAAGGTTGGTTATGGGCTTGTGGTTATACAACAGCTGGTTCAGTTCCTGGAGCTGTACCAACAGGAGGTACATCTACATTACAATGGGGTTCATTTAGAAGATTAGATTTTTATTTGAATGGTGATATTGAAGAATTTTGGGTGGGTGGTGATGAATCACAATGGTGTGTTATAAGACAAAAAAATTCAGATTTAGTTTGGCAAACAAACGGTAGATATTCTAACGGATCAGATGGTGCTGGTGTTCAACAATCTTCTTATTGGTATACTTCTGGTGGACAAGCAAACTCATTTAACGTTATAGATGGTCCTAGAGGTTGCAGATTTGCTGCAGGTCATTCTGTAAGTAGAGTAGATGGTTCTCAACAATGGGCGGATCCTATTATATTTGATGACGATGGTGTTATGTGGGCCGGCGGAAGAAACTATTATGGTTTTTCATCATTAGGATTTGATGGAGCAAACGATACTGAATGGGCAGATGGAGGTCCTCATTCTCCAGAACAAGATATGAATGATAATGAATATAACTTTAATAAAAAGCGTAAACTTTTTGTTCCATCAGGTTTATCAATCGTAGACATTCACGCATTTGGTTATGGTTCAGCTAATATGTTTTGCTGGAGAGATGAATCAGGTAAAATATTATTTGCTGGTTATGATGGTTCTACTGCTCAAGCGTTTCAATATAGCAGATGGCCTGTACCAGCATCATCTACTGCACCTAGATACTTTATGCACAGTGGACCAAACGATTAAATTTAAAAATATGAAAACTTTATATTATGGATATAAAACAGTTAACAGCTGAACATCATAAACTAGCAGAAAATCAAGATTTTGTAAAAATCCTTATGTCAGGAAATATTAATCCTGAATTGTATGGTATTTACATTTACAATCTTTTACAATGTTATTCTGTATTAGAAAAATATTGTTTTGAAAATGGTTTGTTTAGACAAATTCCAAATATTGAAAGATCAGAAAGACTTGATTATGATTACCGAAAACTTTGGCCTAATACTGATACTCCTCCTCGTATAACAGATAGTGTGTTACGTTATATCTATCATTTAGATAGTATTAAAGACGAACCAGAAAAATTATTTGCTCACGTGTATGTAAGGCATATGGGTGATTTGTATGGTGGTCAAATGATAAAGAAAAAAACACCTGGACCAAATTCATATTTGGTTTTTATAAAAGCTGAACAGTTAAAAAAAACAATAAGAGAACTAATTAATAATTATGTTTTAGCTTATCAAATTAATGTTGTAGCTGAAGCCAAATTATGTTTTGATTATGCTACAGAACTATTTAAGGAGATGAATGATTTGGGAAAATCTTATACAGTGCAAAAATAACATTATAGACATATTAGATATAAATTGTAAAGAATACTTTGAAGAAGGTATGACCCGATTTAATAAAGAAGGTTGGGTTAATCGTACTTGGAAAAATGATAATGTAAGACGAGCACACGTTGATGTGGTTGATGCCAGAGAAACTAAGGGACTTTATATGATGCACGTTTGTTTATTTCCTGGCCTTACAAATGGCGGACCCATTTATGGATTTGATGTAATTGCAGGTAAAAATAAAGTAACAGGTGCATTCCACGATTTTTCACCATTACTTAAAAAAGAACACCCATTAACGAATTGGTTTATCAATGAAACAAAATGGTATAAACCGAGTAAAGAGAGAGAGTTACCAGATTGGGCAAAGGCCATCTTTAGTGGTGGTATGATTGCCGCTGGTAATATACAAACAGAAGAAGAATTGTTCCAAGTCACAACAATGGCCGAAAGTAATTTACATAATTACTTAGAAAAAATTGGCGATTTTAAAAATGACTCAAAACAAGAAGATGTTGTAAAGGCACAGAATTACTACTGTGAATATCAACAAAAAAATCCACATACACCTAAAGTTATGTTGTCTTTAGGTTTAAATGAAGAAGATGTTATGGTGTTTAATAAACACCATCTTTTTCCAAAGATAAATAATTAATATGAAATATATTATTATTTTTTTGATGTTTTTATCATCAGTTGTAAAGGCAGATGAAAAAAAAATATCTGAATTAGAAAAAAGAATATCACAATTAGAGTCAAACAAACTATCAATACCTAAAGGCTTATTCATCACAGGCGAAGTAGAAGGTTATTATGATGACCGTACTTACGACAGTGGTTGGGATTTAAGAGCTGAATTACAAATAGGCATTACACATAAGTTTAATAATTCTTATGTTAATTGGACTGGTGCTTCAATGTTATATGATACATATTATTCACTTGATACTTCTTTAAATAATACAATACAAGAAAAACAAATGGGATTTGGTAATGATTATTACAGATTATATCTTGGTGAAACGGATGCACAACGATTAGGATTTGCTAAGACACCTAAAGTAGGTGCACCATTAATTATTACACAAACAAATTCAAGGATAGATCATAGAGAGAAAACAGTTCTTGCGATTGGTGGTTTTAATTGGGACGAACAATTTGATTTTGATTCATATAGATTAAGACAAGATTTGCCAGTAGGTTTAGTTGTAGGTTGGGATAATGAAAGAGATGCTTTATATACAGGTGTAACTGTAGGACTTTTTGGATATGCTGATTTGTCTTATATGCAAATTAAAAATCCAAAAAGTTCAACAAGTGTTTCTAGTTTTAATGAACGAACACAACAAGGTTGGTCATTAGGCGGTACTTTATATCGTTGGAATATTCCTTTGATTTGGGGTGCAGAAGTTTGGGACGATAAAGATACAGGCTTTGCTGATAAAAACAGATATGATTACGGTTTATTATACAGTTTTAATGAACGCATTTATGGTACAGTTCACAGAACAGAAAATGATGATCTAGGATTTACAGGTAACTATTGGGGTCTTGTTTACAATATACATACTGAAGATGATAAACATAAAAGACCTGATAAAAGAGCTGGTTTAGAATTTGGCTTGTACTACCACGATAAAGAACAAAGATCAGTATATACAGGCGTATATAAAGACTATAACCCACAGTTATTAGCAACAGTAAGATATAAGTTCTAATTAAATTTATATAAATAGTAGAGATTATGGCTAATCCATCTACTAGAGAAACACTTAAACAATACGCTCTTAGAGCATTAGGTAAACCAGTAATAGAAATTAACGTTGATGATGACCAGCTAGAAGATAGACTGGACGAAGCGTTACAATTTTATGCTCAATACCATTATGACGGTATTCGTAGAACGTATTTAAAATATCAAGTTACAGAAGCTGATAAAGCTAGATTACAAGCATCTTTACCAAATACAGAAACAGCAACAAAAAATTCTGTAAGTTCTACTTGGTATGAAGCAAACAATTTTTTAGTAGTACCGGAAACTGTAATCGCTGTTACAAATATATTTCCATTTTCAGATAAATCTAGTATGAATATGTTTGACGTAAGATATCAATTACGTTTAAATGACCTTTACGATTTTGCTTCAACATCAATTATTAACTATGATATGGTGTTAAGACATTTAGATTTTTTAGATCAAATTTTAGTAGGTATGAAACCTATTAGATTTCAACAACACGATAATAGATTATATATTGATATGGATTGGGTTAATGATTTACAAGTTGGAGAATTTTTAGTTATTGACTGTTATCGTAAATTAGATCCAACTACATACACAGACGTATTCAATGATCAATGGTTAAAAAGATATGTTACGTCATTATTTAAAAAACAATGGGGTGCCAATTTAAGTAAGTTTGATGGAGTTACAATGATTGGTGGCGTTAAGTTGAATGGAGAAAAAATTTATACTGATGCTCAAACAGATATTGAAAAATTAGAAAAAGAAATAAGAGATAGTTTTGAAATAGCACCAGCATTTTTAGTAGGTTAAAACTATGCCTGTAAATCATTATTTTCAAGGTGGCCACGGTATTGGCAATCAAGCCGAAAAAACACTTTATGAAGATTTAATTATAGAAAGTTTAAAGATATACGGTCACGACATTTATTATTTACCTAGAACATTAATTAATAGAGATTTAATATTAGGTGAAGATACATCTAGTAAATTTGATGATAGTTATTTAATTGAAATGTATTTTGAAACTACTGAAGGTTTTGCAGGTCAAAGAGAATTAATTAATAAATTTGGATTAGAGATTAGAGAAGATACAACTTTTGTTATATCAAAAAGAAGTTGGAGAACACAAGTAGGTAATCCTGCTACAACAATAGTAAATGATAGACCTAACGAAGGTGATGTATTATATTTTCCATTAATGAATAGTTTTTTTGAAATTCAATTTGTTGAAGACCAGGAACCATTATTTCAATTAGGTAGTTTACCTGTTTATAAATTAAGAGTAACACGTTGGGAATATAGTTCTGAACAATTAAATACTGGTATTTCTGAAATAGATTCTGCTGAAACAAAATATTCATTAGATACTTTACAGTATAAATTTACATTAGAAGATGGATTGGGTTCTTTAATATTAGAAGAAAATGAAGCTACAGGACAACCAAATTTCTTTTTAGCAGAAGATTATGTTATGTCAAATATTCAAACACAATCTCCATATGCTGATAATTTAGATTTAGATAGTGCAGCTGGATTTGATACGTTATCTAATAATGATGATATATTAGATTTTACAGAAAGAAACCCGTTTGGGGAGGTTGATTTATAATGTTTGGAAATTTTTTTTATAATGAAGGATTGAGAAAGATGACAGTTGCGTTTGGTCAATTGTTTAATAATATAATTATTCAATCTACAAATAGTACTGGAGGAGTTACAAAAAGAATTAAAGTTCCTTTAGCATATGCTCCTAAAGAAAAATTTTTAGTAAGACTAGAACAAAAACCAGATTTAGATGAAAGACAATTTGCTGTAACTTTACCTAGAATGGGTTTTGAAATTTCTGGTATTAGTTATGATGCTAGTAGAAAGTTAACAAGAGTTCATAAGTATAAACAAGTTAAATCTAATACTTCAGGTGATACACATAATTTTAATTATGTACCTGTACCATATAATATAACTTATAATTTATATTCGTTTACTGCAACTGCAGAAAATGGTTTACAGATTATAGAGCAAATACTTCCTTTCTTTCAACCTGATTATACAATTACATTAAATGTTTTACCTGAAATGAATATTAAAAGAGATATTCCAATTGTTTTAAATACTGTTTCTTATGAAGATAGTTACTCGGGAGATTTTACTACACGTAGAGCTGTTATATATACTTTGAACTTTACTGCAAAAACTTATTTGTATGGACCTATGTCAAATCAAGGTGTTATTAAAACAGTACAATCTGATTTATATGGAAGTACAAATGTTAATACAGCTAAGAGAGAAGAAAGGATTGTTGTAGTGCCTGATCCAACAACTGCTGATGCAAATGATGATTTTGGTTTTACAACAACAATTACTTTTTATGATGACAGTAAAAAATATAATCCAACAACTGGTAATGATGTATAGTTATGACAAAATTAGAAGATAACGTAAATGAAATATTAGGTATACACCCTAAAGAAAAACCTACATTAGAATCTGTTATTAAGGTTTCTAATCCACCTGTTGCTAGAATTGAAGATCCTAGTAAACCAGATGTAGATAAAGATTACAAATATAGTAGAGATAATTATTATAACCTTATTGAAAAGGGTCAAGAGGCTATTGAAGGTATATTAGAAATTGCTAAAGAAGGTCAACACCCACGTGCATACGAAGTGGCTGGACAATTGATTGCAAACGTAGCTCAAACAGTAGATAAGTTACAAGACCTACAAAAAAAATTAAAAGATTTAAAAGATTTACCTAAAACAGCAAATCATAATATTAAGAATGCTTTATTTGTAGGCTCTACTGCAGAGTTACAAAAAATGTTAAAAAGAGAAAATGAAAATACTCAAAGCGAAAAAAAATTATCTGAACAAACAGATATTTTTAATAAGTGATTTAAATTATACAGATAGAATGACTCCTTTAAAAGAGTTATTAAATGGTGAAGATATGATAGAACCTATACAAATAATTAAACATCAAAAACAAAAAGAACGTATTGGTGCTAATGGTGTTAATTATATAGAAAAAGAATTTAGTGTATGGAAAGGTAATCAACGATTACAAGCCGCAGTACAATTAGGTTATACACATATAGAAGGAATTATAATTAATGAGTGAAAAGACTTCAGTATATTTAGGTAATCCAAACCTAAAAAAGGTTAACGTACCTGTAGAGTTTACACAAGAACAGATACAAGAATTTGATAGATGTTCTAAAGATCCTTTATACTTTATTCAAAATTATGTAAAAATTGTTTCTTTAGATCACGGTTTGATACCATTTAAAATGTATGATTTTCAAAAAGAAATGATTGGTACTATGCACAGTAATAGATTTACAATATGTAAATTACCTAGACAGTCAGGTAAATCAACCACAATAGTCTCTTATTTATTACATTATGCAATTTTTAATCCAAATTGTAATATTGCTATACTTGCAAACAAATCATCTACTGCAAGAGATATATTAGGTAGTTTACAATTAGCCTATGAGAATATACCTAAGTTTTTACAACAAGGTGTATTGAACTGGAACAAAGGTAATATAGAATTAGAAAACGGTAGTAAAATTGTGGCCGCTGCAACATCTTCAAGTGCAATTCGAGGAGGTTCTTATAACATCATATTCTTAGACGAGTTTGCTTTCGTACCAGTCACTATTGCCGAACAGTTTTTTAGTTCAGTGTTTCCTACAATATCTTCTGGTAAAAGTACAAAGATGATTATTGTTTCTACACCTCACGGTATGAATATGTACTATAAGTTATGGACAGATGCTGTTAATAAACAAAACGATTATATTCCTATAGATGTACATTGGTCAGAAGTCCCTGGTAGAGATGAGAAATGGAAAGAAAATACAATACGTAATACAAGTAAAGAGCAATTTCAACAAGAGTTTGAGTGCGAATTTTTAGGTTCTATTGATACTCTTATTTCATCTACTAAAATAAAATCCACACCTTATATGAAACCTATTCAGTCAAGTGGAGGATTAGATATATATGAGAGACCAGATAAAGATAAGATATATGTTTGTACAGTTGACGTATCAAGAGGTCTTGCAAAAGATTATTCAGCATTTATTATATTTGATGTTACCAAAATGCCATATAGAGTTGTGGCCAAATATCGTAACAATGAAGTTAAACCATTAGTATTTCCAAATATAATTGAACAGGCTTGTAAAGGATATAACAAGGCACACATACTAGTAGAAGTAAACGATTTAGGTGGACAGATATCAGACGCATTACAATTTGATTTAGAATATGAAAATTTATTAATGACAACACAAAGAGGAAGAGCTGGTCAAGTATTAGGAACAGCATTTAGTGGTAGAGGTAGTCAGTTAGGTATTCGTATGACTAAACAAATTAAAAAAATAGGTTGTTCTAATTTAAAAACAATTGTTGAATCCGATAAAATTATAATTAATGATTTTAATATTATAGAAGAAATGTCTACCTTTTCCAGACGACATAATTCTTGGATGGCTGAAGAAGGTTGTAATGATGACTTAATGACGTGTCTTATTATATTTGGATGGTTATCTAATCAACCATATTTTAAAGAATTAAGTAATTCTGACGTTCGTTCTAAACTATATGAAGATCAGGCCAATATAATAGAACAAGATATGGCACCTTTTGGCTTTATAGATGATGGTATTATAAGAGAAAATGAAGAACCTTTTAAAGATGAATATGGAGAAACTTGGCACCCGGTAATAAGGAGGGGTGAAAATTAGTACAAAATATACATTTTATAAATAGATGTATATGAAATTTTGACTATGGGCGTATGAATAATACGACAGTTGGACTATATGAAACAATTAGCTAATTTATAAAAAGGAGAAAACCGAAATGGCATTTCAAGTATCACCAGGAATTCTCGTACAAGAAAAAGACTTAACTAGAATTATACCAGCAGTATCAACATCAGTTGGTGCATTTGCAGGCGATTTTAGAAAAGGTCCATTGGACGAAATCGTAACGATTTCTAGCGAACAAGAGTTAGTAGATACGTTTGGCAAACCAGACTCAAATAACTTTGAGGACTTTTTTAGTGCTGCCAATTTCTTACAATACTCAAACGCATTGAGAGTAGTACGAGCACAAAATACAAGTATATCAAATGCAACTGCTTCAGGCAGTACTTTTGTTATAAAAAATGACACAGATTATTCAAATAATTATGCCGCTGGTCAAGGAACAGTAGGCGAGTGGGCTGCAAGATCTGCTGGAGCATGGGGTAACAGTGTATCTGTTTCTATATGTCCATCAGCTACAGCATATGAACAAAATGGAGTAACAACTTTAGCATCAGCAGGTAGTGTTGGTGACACACAAGTAACTGTAACATCAGGAACAAATATCGCCGTAGGTGATATTATTTCTTTTTCAAATACTGCATCTACAAACGATTATGAAGATGGTAATGAATATAGAGTTACAGTAAAAGCAACAAATACTTTAACTATTGTAAGACACCCGTCAGGAACTGGTGGATTACAAAGAGCTATATCTATTTTATCAAACGTTAGACGTAGATGGAAGTATTACGATAAAGTTGCTGGCGCACCAGGAACATCACCGTATGTTTCTGAAAGAGGTGGTTCCGGAGATGAAATTCACATTATAGTAGAAGATACTACGGGTGCAATTTCTGGAACTGCAGGTAACCTATTAGAAGTTTACGAAAAAGTATCTAAAGCTTCTGATGCCAAAACACCGTCAGGTGACAGTAATTATTATCCAACAGTAATATTTAATAAATCAAAAAATATTTACTGGATGGATCACAACGCAAGTGGTGCCAACTGGGGTAATACTGCAAGTGGAACAACATTTACAGCTGTGACTGTACCTTCTACAGTTACATTGTCAAATGGTTCAAATGGTTCTACAACATTAACAACTGCTCAAAGAAAAACAGCATATGAAAAATTCTTAGATTCTGAAACAACAGATATAGGATTAATTATTGCTGGTTCTGCTGGTACAGATGGCGTTCACATAGATAATATAATAACAATTGCTGAAAATAGAAGAGATGCAGTTGCTTTTGTATCTCCTAGAAGATCAGATGTTGTTAACGTGGCAAATGCAAACAAACAAGCAAATAACGTAATTTCTTTTTATAGTGGAATACGTTCTTCTTCTTATGTTGTATTTGACAGTGGTTACAAATATCAGTATGACAGATACAATGACGTGTACAGATTTGTACCGTTAAACGGAGACATTGCTGGTTTATCAGCAAGAACTGATTTAGTTGCTGACAGTTGGTATTCACCAGCTGGCTTTAATAGAGGTACTATTAGAGGTGCAGTTAAATTAGCTTTCAATCCAAATAAAACACAAAGAGACGACCTATACAGAAGTCGAGTTAACGCTGTAGTTACTTTCCCTGGACAAGGTACAGTTCTTTTTGGTGATAAGACTGGATTAAGTGCTCCATCTGCTTTTGATAGAATCAATGTTAGAAGATTGTTTATCGTTTTAGAAAAAGCAATCTCTACTGCTTCTAAATTCCAATTGTTTGAATTTAATGACGAGTTTACTAGAGCAAACTTTAGAAATATCGTTGAGCCATTCTTACGAGAGGTACAAGGTAGACGTGGTATCACAGACTTTTTAGTAGTGTGTGATGAAACAAATAATACAGGCGAAGTAATTGATAGAAATGAATTTGTAGCAGAAATATTTGTTAAACCTGCTAGAAGCATTAACTTCATTACTTTACAATTTGTAGCAACTAGAACTGGCGTTTCTTTCGAAGAAGTAGCTGGGTAATTTTAGAATAGGAGAATAAAAAATGGCAAACATTAATGACTTCAAAGCTAAACTTGCTGGCGGAGGCGCTCGTGCCAATCAGTTTAAGGTAGTAATGCCTTTTCCTGGTTACGCTCAAGTTGGTGGAGAAATAGAAGATCTAGCTTTCTTATGTAGAGCAACATCTATACCTGCAATGACACTTGGTGAGGTTGACGTTAAGTTTAGAGGTCGATCAATCAAAATAGCTGGAGATAGAACATTTGCAGATTGGACTGTTACAGTTTATAACGATTCAAACTTCAAACTAAGAAAT